TAAAATACAGAGCTTTATTAGAGATGCTCTTACATTTTACTTAACTGGTGGTATACTTTTCAATTATTTTAGTGGACTACTTTTCAATTATATTATACAGCCAGATGTATTAAAGTCTTTTATCACCTCATGTCGCTTCAATTCAGCGTTCCATCTCGCAATAACATACTCTGTGCTGCTAGATGCTCTTTTTACTTGGGCGATTGCTTTGCCCTGAAATTCTCTCGTTCCTTCTTTGGGTATTGATTTTAATCCCAAATACTCTAATGCTTGTTTTAATTTGTTCATAGTTGATTCTTATTTGGTGAAACATGTTGATTTTTTAATTCCATCTCTTCTTTGAGTTCCTCTTTGTATCGTTCGTTTTCATCCGGCACAGCATAAGGGTTCTTTTCTTGCGCTGTCTGCGCCGATAGTGATTTTTGAGATATGGATTGATTTAGATTATTTACAATCTCGGTTGTATTCTCAGGAATGTAGATTTCTATTTCTGTTCGGAAGTTTACTGCTTGGTATTGGGTTAGTTTGCCATCCTCCAGACCAACTCCCTCAACAAACAAATCTTTCATCCCATCAATAAAATCATCCCACTCTTTTGACAGTTCAATAGCCTTGTCTATTTCGGGGTGCAAAATGAGACGTATGGCACTGCCCGGCATATCCCCACTCGATTTTATTACATCAGGCGTGATGTTGACAGAGAATGACCCCATGAAGATAAAGTTCAGCATCTGTTCAAGTTGATATTTGAACGCTTCCATATCTCCAGCATTGCGTGATACATAGTTGACCTTTGTCGTTTCTGACCCTTCCAAGATTTTGCCTTGAACGTCTTTCTGTGGTGCGCTCAATACTTCGCCTGCTACAAATAGTATCGGGAAAGCAAAATAAGCATTACTCTCGCAGAATTGAGAGAAAGCCCACTCTGTCGATTCAATTGTTTCTTGCACATCATCCCAAGCGACCTTGCCACGTTTGTACAATACAGGAGTCTGGGAAAAACCATGCCGTTTTCGGATGAACTCCTCCCACTCTCTCTTTCTGCCCTTTTTCTTATTTCGATACTCAACAACCTCTGTATCGTTTATTTCCATAAAACCATCCAGTTCATTGCCAAGCTCATCCCTCACTTTGAAGTAACGATATAGCTTAACAAGACGGTTAAAGCTGTCATAATAAGGAATCAAACAGTCGCCCTTAGCGAAAGAAAACACCTCCCAATCAAGTTTGCCCTTATCTCTGAAAAAGTAAAGAGCCACATCCCCTGTTGTTAGCTGCCCCTCGACACATTCGGCAAAGGCAACATCCATATTCTTATCTATCCAATTCTGACGAATTGCAACAAAATCCTTTTTCTGTGCTTGTGTCGGCTTAATATCTGTATGGATAAATTTAACGGGGCGACCTGTTATGTGATTTTTTTGTTTGGTCGTAATAACACGCTGGAATGGCACAGATATACGAGCGATTTGTTCTATTTCATTCGTCTCAAACTCTTCTCCACTTTCCAATTCTACTTTTCTCTTTACTATTTTATCAGGATATATTGTTCTGTCATAGATAATATGCCCTGATGGATTGAGTTCTAACAGATATTGGTTTTGCGTTACAACAACTCCATATTGTTCTGGCAGTTCTGCTGGAGTGTTTCCTCCTGTTGAAAGAGTTGGAGCAGACCGCGCCAATCCACGAAGCCTTATAAATGACGGCTTGCCATTATCCAGCACTTTTTTGATTTCCTCATTTGTCATAGTTATTTGGTATTTGGTTTTGATTAATAGAAGCCTCTCAAGCTTTTATTTGATTTTTGTTTCTTGAAATTAGCATAACACCTCATTTTGAAAATATCCATAAAGTCAGGGGAGCTACCGCCTAATATTCTGCGCATCTCTTTCTTTTTTATAAGTTGGCATTTCCCTCGTATTGCTCCACCTTCAGTTATCCAACGATAAGCCTTGCGTTCACTCATTAGAATATCGTTAATGGTTTTTCGATACGCTAATTTGCCATTTGGAAGGGTTTTTGTAATGACCTTATCAAGAACAGAACTCTCGATGCTTATACGCTTATCCTCAATCATTATTTTGAGTTCATTTACCATCTCTGCGTTCAGATTATAAAAAACGGTTCTCTGTTTTGGTGTTTCTCCGCCATGATAAGGTATAGCATTTGGTAAGAATCCCCTATTAGAATATTTAGAGCCTAAGAATCCGCCGACCCCATCCGCATCATAAATAATAAAGTTATTGGGTATTTTATATCTTCTCTGAATTGCTTGGATATTTGCCAACAAGTCTGGGGCAGAGATATTGTTTATTGTAACAATATCCATCAAGTGCCAATCACTCCAAACAGATGCGATGAACATATCGCCACCCTCTAAGGCGACATCTACCACAATCCAACGAGTGGTACTTTCCACTTGTGGGTCATTGTCGAAAACGTCTTGCATCATAGGAGCTGAAATAAGCTCACTCTCATCCTCAAACTTTCTCCATATACCGAGTAGTTCTCTATTAACAACCTCTGCTCCGCCACTCGCAATGTTAGAGATGTAGTCAGGGTCTTGGGTTAAAAGAATTTTATTTTCATATACATTCCCTTGTATAAATTGGAATGATTTTATCATATTCATTTTAGAAACAAGTCCTGCATTCTCTTCAGAGAAATAAGCGTCAATATATGGCTTAGCTTTACCATAAACTTCTTCCCTTGAATTGCCCCAAAATATTTCTTTATGGGTTTTCCCATATTTATAGAAGTATCTTATTTTCCCATCACGCTCTTTGTCTATTGTTCCATCTTCACTTAGATACCATTGTATAAGTTGATATACCCAACTATCTATATCAGGGTTGGTTGTTCCGATAAGACTGTTATGTATCCCATAAGCATTACGGTTTGACTTAATTAGTGTCCAAATAGTTTCTTCTGAAAATTGGTTTATTTCATCCATTAAGATGCGAGGTACGCCACCACCACGAAAACGCCTGTCGGCTTTATTCTCGTCTGAGATTTGCTCAAATTTCAACTCTGCACCACTTTCAAAAGTCCAAGTATAGTCCGATTCTCTTTTTGTTCCGAGGTCGCCATAAAAGACATCTGTCTCCTGCCAAAGACCACGCTTGAAGTCATCCTTTTCACGCCTAAACAATCGAGCATTGAAGCGAGGGTTGTCGTAATCATTTAGAACTGACAATTGTAATGCCCCTGTTTTGCCACCACCACGATTGCCGCCACCAATAATAAAAGATGCTGGGGAAGAAAGCATTTTCTCTTGAAATCCCTCTTGTGGCATTATAATATCATCTCGTTTTTTCTGAACACCCTTTTCTTCATATATCATTGTGTCCCGAATAGCTTGTGCCTCATCGTATGTAAGAACATTACCTATCATTTCTTACTGCGTTTTTTAGGTTTACGGCGTTTCCAGCCTCGCAAAGATTGAGCAATAACTTTTCTCACCGTTTCCCATGACAAGTTCACATCCTCAGCCGTTTTTTCGTAATAATACATCTGTGAAACATACAATTCCATATAAAGCACATCTTTCACATAAGATTTGTGGTGTTTATAACGATTCACAATCGCTTTCCTATTTGCTGTGGTTACAATCTTATCCATATACGGTTTTAGTTAAATTTTGGAGGCTACCTTTTTATTGGTAAAAAATACTATTACAAAGGTGCTAAAAACCACTACTATTGCAGAAACATATCTGTTTTTTAACATAAAACCAAACTATGAAAGAAAAAATTGTATCTGCACTAAAAACAAAGTACAAAACCTTTGGGTTTAGCGATAAGGCATTTGATGGGGTTGCCGACTACTTGTCAAAAACCATCACAGAAGAAAAAGACATCGAAACTGCCATTGGCGGGGTCGAAAATCTGCTAAAAGCCTTTCAAGGCGAATCTGACAGGCTAAGAACTGAGAACGCAGAACTCAAAAAGAAAGCGGCCGAGAAAGAAACCAAGCCAGCAGTAACGGATGAGGGCAAGAGTGAAGAAGACAAACCTTTAACGAAGGCTGACATCTTGGCTCTTTTCAAAGAACGGGACAAGGAGCAGGAAAGCAAATCAACTTTCGAGGAAAAGAAATCTACCGCACTTGCTAATCTTGAAAAGAAAGGTGTAAAGGTTTCTGTGGCGAAAAAGTTTGCAGCACAAATCGCTTACGACGAAACCTTAACATCAGAAGATATTCAAGCTAAAATTCAAGCAGAATATGATGAGGTGGTTTCAGCAGTAGCACCCGAAGCGGGCAAGCCGTCTGTGGGTGGAGCTGGTGGCAGCAATGTGAGTTCTGAAATCTCTGATTACATAGCAGAGAAGAAAGCAGAAATAGAAAAATCAAAACCAAAATCCTAAAACAATGAGTAACAGAATTTTCTCAACAGGGAATAACTTCCCTACCCCGTCATCCAATGTTGGTGGCGGCAGGCACGTTTGGTATCAGAGAGGGCGCAGTATCCCCGGTGGATTCAATATTGACCTTCCCAACTTTCCAAAAGGCAGCGTTGTTCAAGCTGGTAGCCTTATTAAGTACGACGAGGCAACCCGAAAAGCCGATTTGCATATTGCTGTAAAAGTGGATGAAGTAGCGGCTTCTGGCGCAACAACCGTAAAAATCGCAAAGATTCTTGAAGCAAGTGTATTAAACACAGGGCAGTTCTTAATGGTTGCTCCTGACGGAATCACAGATGCAGGAACAGGCGTAGAGGTTCTTAGCATCGACAGCAGTAACCCTGCCTACGATGTAATCACAATCCCTGCTTTGAGTGCAGAGTTATCCGAAGGAACAATCTTAGTCGAAGCTGACAAAGTTGGCGCAGGTGCGGTTGTTAAGGTCGTGCCAAACGCATTATCCTATTATGACATTTTTGTTCACCCAGACTCAACACAGTTCACCGCAACTGCAACAATCGAGGGAACTGTTTATGAAAGACGCATTCCACCTGTAGCAGATGCTTTCAAACCATTATTCACTGAGATTACATTCTCACAAAGCCGATAACTATGAATAGAGTATTTAGTTTTTATGACCAGTTGGGCGGAGAGAAAGGTATGCGTGCCCTTTATGACCTTTTCGATGAAAAGTACAACAACGCATCATGGAAAGGGCATTTCCCGTGGGATACACCACAGTACGACCTTACTTTCAACGTCCTAACTGCACAGAGCAATATCGCTCCTATGGCATCAATTATTGATATAAACGCTCCAAAGCCAACCCGTTCAACACAAGGATATGGTACTTATGGAGGTGCAATCCCAAAATTAGGACATGGATTTGATATTGTTGAGCAGACATTGCGTATGCAACAAGTAATCTTCTCACAAGGGGGTGCAGTCAATCCTAGAATATTGGCAGATATACTGTTCAATAAGGCAGATAAATTGATTCAAGGTGCGCATAATCGTATGACTTACATGGATGACCAAGTTCGTAGTACAGGCAAGCTAATCATCAATGTAGACAACAACCCTGATGGCATCGGCATCGAAGTCGATTATCGTGTTCCTGCAGAAAATTTCCTAAAGGCAGGCTTTAATCAAGCATCTAAATTGGCTTGGAGTGACCCTAATGCAGACCCTATCCAAGACCTCCTTAACATGGTTGAGTATGCAGATAAGCATAATATTGTTTATGGAACATTTGAGATGAGCAAGTCATTGTTTAACACTTTCTTGTCACACCCAAAAGTGTTAGAATGGGTTAGAGCAAGAATGAAAATTGCTGACAATGTATCATATCCGCTTGGCCGAACTGAAGTTATTGCAGCTTTAGATGGCTATGGCTCTTTACCTCCAATCAAGATATACGACGGCAAGCAGGTTTACGAGGAAGACGGAATTAGCAAATCTATTCATGGATTTAGTGACAAGAATGTAGTTCTTCGTCCGTCAGGCGCAATTGGCAAGATGAAAAATGCAGTTTCTATGCACACTCTCGCTCCTTCTACTCCAGTAGATTTCAGAACGACTGTTGAGCAAGGACGTATTGCAATTCTTAACCAATGGGACAGCCGCAGTTTGATTAACCATATTGAATTGGAAGGCTATGCTGTTCCAGCTCTTGATAATCCTAAGAATATATTGATTCTGGACACAACAGAAGCTGCAGTATGAGAATGACAGTCAACATACAAGGCGCAGGATTAGTTAATGGTGCTGGTGAATATGCTTCGGGAGATACTGTTTCTCTCGAAGCTATACCCGCTCAAGACATGACATTCAAAGGATTCCTACACAATGGCACTCTTTATTCAACTCCATACAATTTCGAGGTTGGGGACGAAGATGTTGTTATAACAGCCATATTTTATATGACGATGGGGTCTTACGTAAAAAGTCTTGGCTATCCTGTTACTGAGACACAAGTCTATGCTATTCTCTCAGACCTTAAAACAGACACTAACGCTGATGTTAGCGCAGTCTCTTTAAGAATCAAAGAATTAGCTTATGCAAAGCTGATTATGTTGGCTGTATTAACTCCTAATGAAGGCTCAACAAGGGAAGAAATGGGTAACTGGACTTCCCAAAAAGGCGGGCGGAACTTGGTTAGCAGAAGTGAGCTTATCAAGATTGCTAAAGGTATATATGTAAAGTATGGTATAACATTCCCTACTGCATGGGTCAGAAACAAATCGTATCGATGGTAAGTAATGAAAGATTTCCACATACAGTAAAGATTGTACGTAAGGAGGAAACCCCAGACTACAACCCATCGCTTGGTGTTGGAGAGCCAACAATTGATACTATAGTCTACGAGAGTAAATGTCAAAATCAACTTAATGAAGTTGGAGATACAATACGTAAGGATAATATTTTATACTCTGACTATACCACATACGCCCCCTACCCTAATGATACTGAAGAAAATCCTTTTGGGGACAGAAATCTGTCGCCTATAATACAAAAAGATGATTTTATAGAAGTAGACGATGGTGTACGAATAATAAAAGGTCGTGTAACTCAATTTGAGGCAGGCAACATAGGAATTAGAATTTGGTGGGATGAAACGAGACAACCAGACAACAATTAATAAACTGCCAAGTGCGGTAAAAGCGATTGTGGACAAGCAAATACTTGATGGATTCAGGAGATTGCGAGACAATGCATTGACATACGCTCAATCATCACATGAGTTCAAAAATCAAACCAACAACCTTGAAGATTCATACGCTGCTGCGATATACTATGATGGTGCAATTATAGAGAAAACAATATCTGGCAAGACCGCAACAAAGCCACGTACCTACAAAGGTGCTGATTGGTTCGGACATGAAGCTGCAGGTAGATTTCTCGATGAATTTAATGCCGGGAGTGGATATACATTAATTGTTGTTGCCGGACAGTTTTACGCAGCATGGGTAGAAGCAATATATGGGCTTGACGTACTTACAGGAACTTATCAATTAACAAAAGAAGAAATGCAAAGCGTTTGGAGACAAATGCCAACAGCCTTTATAAATAGAGATGTATAACAAAAACCTTAACATAGCTAAAATTGAAGCAGAATTAGGGAAGCGACTTATAGGCGTAGTCCCTGCTGCAAACATCTATCCTGGTGAAAGACCAACAGATAATCCAACCGGAGCATTCATTGTTGTGTCTGTCCCTGGCAAGGTTTATGACAAGACTGCTTATGGAACAGCATTGGTGAGTGTCGATATTTATACGCCTGCTCTTGCCAAAGGACGGAAAGACACAACGCTTATAACGAAACTCCACAATAAGATATATGACCTTCTACCATCATTGGGTAAAGAGTATAGTTTCGATTTGAGTGCGCTTCCTGAAATGAATGGAGGGCGTGACGGACAGTATTTCTTCGTATCAAGAATTTCTTTAGAATGTATAATAAAAACAAACCAAACCTAAAATTACAGCTATGGCATTAGGAAGAAACGCATTAGTAACATGGGGGCTTAATGAGATAGCCTTCGCAGAATTAGGAAAGATTGACGCTGCTACGTGGGAGCAGTTGTCTTTGACAAAACAAGGGACATTCTCTATGTCTTTTGACGCACCTGCATTGACGCAAATCTTTGCAGAAGAATTGGCAGAGCCAATCGCAACAAAGGTCGGAGAGCCAGGTTCAAGAACAATTGAAATTGACTTGCCTGACCTTTCGCCAGAAGTATTACAATTCTTCGGTGGAACGGTTGTATCAAATGGCGGTGGCGGACGTAGGGTAAAATTCCCTGTTGGTAATGTTGTGTTGAAAAAGATGGTACGTATTACACCTACTGAAGGTGCTGAATACCTATACATCACAAACGCAACAGTTACATTTAACCCATCAGGAGGTCTTACAAAGACAGGAGATGAAACGTTCAATATCCATGTAACAATATCTGTTAATGCAGGTCTTGGGGGCACGGATTACGAACCAGAATCTATCATCTACGACCTTGCTGATTAACAAGACAGACTCTTAACCAAAAGGGGCGGTAGTATTATATCTGTCGCCCCTTTTTCAAACCATTTAACTATGAAAGAAGCAACCCCAGAAGCACAAGAACAATTATATAATATTGATAAAGACATAGCCACACCTATCAAATTAGGAAAACGCACATTCAAAGTAAGAGATTTGAAACAATGGGCGGCAGATAAGTTCAGCCTATACGTTGTAAAAAAGAATGCAGCATTAGCAGGAGACGATCCGACAAAGACTATACAGTCAATGGAGAGGAATGGCAAAACGCCATCAAAAGCACTTGCAGTAGCCATACTCGGAGATAGATGGAAAATTCTATTATTCCATTGGGCGTTTTGGCGTTATCTGTATTGGAATTTCACATCAGAACAAGTGTTTTATGCTTTGTCTGGCATAACTAAAAAACTCCAACTCGGTTTTTTTTTGCACAATATGGTATTATTAGAGAGCATGAATCAACTGAAAGTGAAGCTGACGCAGCAGGAAGCACAGTCATTGCAAGCAGAACTTCGGTCGGAGTCAAAGCAGACTTCCTAAAAACATTCCCACAATATACCGAACATGACTATGAACATCGACTATCTATCGTAAAAAGAGCCGTAATGCTCGCCGATATGTCTAGAGTTAAATACGAAAAGAGCAAACCTGCATCAAACACAGCCAAGCCAAAAAACTGGAAAGAAGAACGCATGGCGCAGCTTGCTGCAAAAGCAACATGGAACGAACCTAATGGGGCAAAAGGATATAGAGAACTAAAACCAACTGCGGCATTTGACCCGCAAGAAATGATAAGAAGAATCAAAACCAAATAACTATGGCAACCGAGTTAGGACAATTATATTATTCGTTGAAGATTGAGGATGAGCAATTCAAAACCACATTAGAGCAGGTTAAGCAAGACCTAAAAGCGGCAGACAACCAAATCCTAACTATGGCAAACATGGGAGGAAAAGGTCTAACAGACGCTTTCAGTGCGACAGGTCGTTCTATTGAGCAAATCATCTCCCAGATGAAGTTGCTTGAACAAGCATATAAAAAGCTTGAGACGCCTGATACAAACCCTGAATCCGAAAAGATGCGTGGTAGGTGGCAAGAACTACAAGCCGAAGCCTCCAAGTACGGCTTTATCCTCCGCAGCACAACAATGGAACAAAAGTCTTACAATCAGGTCATGGCTATGCAGGCTAATTCCGTTCAACAAATTCAAATGAAAATGGCTGCCATAAATCAGACAAGGCAGCGTGAAAATACTTTGACAAAGGAAGGAAAAGCAAATATATCCTCGCTCAATGCTGAATATAACAGGCTTAATAACTCATTAAAAGATTTGGGCGTAAAACAACGCAATCTAAATGAGAATATCCTTAATATGGCTCGTATAGGCAATGAGGTAAAAGGGCAAATTCAAAGCGTATTTTCCATCTATGCCTTAGAGCGTTTTATATCGCGCATGATAGATATACGCGGACAGTTTGAGCTTCAACAGACATCATTACGCTCTATCCTACAAGATAGGCAAGCCGCTGACACAATATTCGCACAAGTAGTTGAATTAGGCTTGAAGTCTCCATTTACAACAATGGAGATTAATCAATATGTAAAGCAGTTAGCTGCTTACCGAATTGAAACGGAAGAACTGTTTGAAACCACAAAGCGACTTTCTGATGTATCTGCTGGGCTTGGCGTTGACATGGGTCGTTTGATTCTTGCATACGGACAGGTAAATGCCGCATCTGTACTAAGAGGCCAAGAAGTTCGACAATTTACAGAAGCCGGTATCCCTTTGATTGCAGAGTTAGCAGATAAGTTCTCAATATTGGAAGGTCGCGTTGTGTCCACGAATGAAGTTTTCGACAAGATTTCAAAACGCCTTGTCCCTTTTCAAATGGTAAAAGAGGTGTTTGAGGACATGACCGACATTGGCGGGATATTCTACAATATGCAGGAAATCCAATCCGAAACACTTTATGGTAAAGTTCAGAACTTGGCTGATGCTTTCGACTTGATGTTTAACGATATCGGTAAAGCCAATGATGGCATATTGAAAGGCAGCGTTGATTTGCTATGGAGAATGGTAGAGAATTGGGAGGCTGTGGCGGCGGCGATCAAAACAGTGGTATTCGCTTATGGGGCATATCGGGTAGCCGCCGCCATGGCTAATGGAATGACTCGTATGCTCAATATACAAGCAACAATGCTTGTAAGAACATTGGTCACATTAAGAGCAGTCTCTACTACAACTTGGATTGGGCTTGGTGCTGGCGCACTTGTAGGTCTTGTAACAGCTTTTATACAATTCAACAATGTGGGGAAAAGCTCAACTGAGATGATGAATGAGTTTAATGCATCTCTCGAAAAAGCAAAGAACAACATAAATCAGTTAGACAAAGCAATTGACACCTATGAAACGCTAAGCAAAAAAACCGAACTGACAGCCAATGAACAAAAACGACTTGAAGCAATCACGGCAGAATTGGCTAGGACTGTGCCGTCTGCTACACAAGCTATTGATGGACAAACAGAGGCGTTAAAGAATCAGCGCGGCGAACTGGTGTTAAGTATTGAGAAGCTAAAAGAGTATTCTGCTGAAAGAACGAAACTGCAAAGGGACATACTTAAGGCTGAGATAGAAAAGAAAGAGAGAGAGGCAGAAGAGATACAGAGAAATCTTGATGGGCAACTTGAAAAAAAGTATTTCAAAAATAGAGAGGCTAAAGGTGATATGTTTGCCCAGAAAGAACGAATAGACCCATCTAGCCTTTCGCTTGGAGCCAAGAGGCTCCGAGAACAATGGCTTAACGAATGGGGTGATATAAACAGTTTCTTAGAAAACGCCAGAAAAAACTATGCTGTTCTCAATGGCGAGACTGACGAATCCACAAAGAAGTTAGCCAAATGGGTAGAAACAGTAAAAGGGATTATTGGGAAAGATGATGAGATTGAATTCTCCCGACTAATGCCTTCAGATGATGATTCCATCTCTGAATACATGAAAAAAATCAGGGAGGCATACAAAGAGAACGCTGCGACAATAAAAGACCAAGCCAATATTGTAGATGGCGATGTTCAGAAAAACATTAAACTTTTGGAAGAACAGCAAAAAGTCATTGAGAAGATAGCCGAAACTGTTGGATTTTCCCCTATTTCCGAATCAGAGCAAAAGAAAGGCGAATCGGCGGCAGTTAAGGCGGCAAAAGAAGCCGCAAAAAATATCCTTGACAATGAAAAGGAAATATTTAATGCACACAAGCGCAGACTTGAACTCGTTGAGAAGGTGCGAAGTGCATACCTTGATTTAAGAAAGGACGCAGAGTCTTTGAACAATGGCACAGCGGATGGGCTTAGGCTGTCAAATGAAGCGTTGGCGAAAATCCCTGAGCAATTAAAAGAGTTGTTCAAGGGTGATGATTTCAATGACATACTTAGCAAGCAGTTATTTTCGGACAATGGATTCAAGGACTTCTTGGCTCAGATGAATACTGATATTGTTGATTTCAGAAGCAAAACAGTAGCCGAATTGACCGCATTAGGACATGACATAAAGGACACAAATCAGGAAACATTTCTAAATCTGCTAAACGACTTTCTTATCAAGGGAGAGAAAATCAATTTTGACAAATTCAAAACAGAATGGGACAAGCATCTAAAGACTGTAAAAACGGGCATTGATGCACGTAATAAGCTATTCTTGGAAGAACCGCCAGAGGGAAGTGGCTTTACTTTCCGTCTCTCAAAAATACTGTCTGGTGTAAAAAATGACATCACAGAAAAAGGTCAAGAGATTTCGGATGCAATGGCTGGGGCGACCGAAGAGCAAAAGGTCGAGCTGGCAAAGCTCAAAAAGATATGGGAAGACGCATACAAAGAGGGAGGAATGCAAAGTGTAGAAACGCTTGCCAAATCATATTTCAACCAATTGCTAAAGGCACAAAAACTTGATGTTGATATTAGCAGTTTAGGCGAGGCATCTATAAAGCAGTTAAACAGGCTAAAGAAAGCACTTAAAGATATAGAAAAGGAATTTACAGGCGATGAGTTGAAGAATATCTTCGATGTAAGTGGACTTGACTTCTCTGCATATAAAGATAAACTTGATACAACTAATTTGGAATCGGTTTATCGTTCTCTAACTCGGCTCGTTTCAGAATTAAAAGATACAGCAGCGAATAAAGAGTCTATTATATCTGATGAAGATGTTGAGAATGCGGAAAAAGAATTAGCCGTACTAAAGCCAATCTTAAAGATTATTGAGACGCTATTCAAAACCTCTAAGAAAGGCGAAATTGACATCGATGCTGAAAAGCTAAAAGAGGTTAAAGGGATTGCTGATGCAGTAATAGATAGCGTTGCGCAGCTTGGGAGTGCTTTTGCAAATTTGGGCGAGGCAACAGGCAATAATGGGTTGAAGTCATTTGGAGAGGATTTGCAGTTTATCTCTAAGATGGCGGAAGGTATTGCAAGTATAGGATTTGGGGCATTAAGCGGAGACCCGAAACAAATCATAGCAGGAGCAACACAGATTGTAACAACGCTAATCAATGCCGAAGCAGAGTATCAAAAAGCTAAACTTGACTTCCTGCGACAACAGATTTCACTACAAACAAAAATCAATGCTCTTTTGATAGAATCAATAGGGTTACAGAAGGCAGGTGCAGGAGATGGCGTTCTATATGATAACTGGTTAAATGAGTTTCACCAAACCTACGAAGCAGCAAAAGCCGCCGCAGGTTTCCTTGACAATCTATTGAAAGAAAACAAAGATAATCCTTTAGTCAACAATTATGGTTTCATAAAGCATACAGTAGGCAAAAAGCATACTGATAAAGACCTTGCAGACTATCTTGAAAATATTCACATAAAAACAGATATTGGGAAGAACAAGGCTTTCGGATTCACAATAGGAAAGTATGATATTTTCGGCACATTGTTAGATAAATTCCCTGATTTAATCAAAGCAAATGGAGAACTTGACTTAGGGCTAGCCAAAACAATAGCATCCAGTGAAAAATTCAAAGGAGTAGGCAAAGAGACCCTTGAGGAGTTGATAGAATACACGGAACAGTATGAGGCTGCGATGAAATCCCTTGACGACCAAATCAATACACTTTTTGGCGAGGTTGGCAATGTAATCAGCAATGCACTAATTGATAGCTTTGAAAACGGCAAGTTCGCAGCAGATGACTTCTTTAAGTCGGTGCAGGAGGGTATCGGCAAGATGGTTGATTCGCTTGTTATGAATATGATAACCGCAGCCATCTTTGGTGATATGCTTGACCAATACAAAGAACCCATCAAAGAAGCACTTTTAAGCGAAGACCCACAAAAGAACATTACAGAACTGATGGGGCAACTTGTGTCGGACATCGCTGATGGCTCTGAAGCTGCGGCAAATGCTGTGCAAATATTTGCAGATGAGAAGAAAAAAGCAGGGTTAGGTGATATTGGCGGTGGCGGCAGCAGTAAAGGTCAATTGGAATCAGGTCTGGCTCGTACTACACAGGAATCAATAGATATTATGACGGGGTTTCTTATGTCAACACAAGGCATGGTGTCAGAGTTGCGAAACAACTCTTATGCGCATAACCTCAATTTGTCTGCTCAGGTAGATATATTAGAACAACAACTTGCGCAAATAAATGCGATAAGGATGTTCACACAAGAAATACGCGATTTGAATTTGAACTTGCCTGATATGGCTGGCAGTCTCGCAACGATTGTGCGACGAGGGGTAAAGATTGATGGATAAAAAACGAGCCTAATCGTTAAATAAGGTTTAATTGTTGTGAGTGAAATATATTAATATATATATTTGTAAAGAAATATGACACCATTAAATGGCTAAAATATTTGGATTGGGGTGTCCCCGGTCGGGAAAGAGTTGCAAAAAGCAACTCTTTTTTTATTTATGGAAAGACCTTTAGACCATGCTGTCTACCACCTTGAGTATATATTTTCGGTTCTATTATATCAAAGGCAGCATTTGAGGCTTTGCTATCCAAAACATACCGAGTTACAGGGTATGCCACTAAGTCCGCTAATTGAAGCCCAATTATATTCTCTTTTTTCGACTTAAACTCAAAGCCTTTAAAATAAGATTTTATTCTACCTGAAGTGACAAAATAAGTCCCTCGATTCAAGACTTCTTTATAATAGTTAAGCAAGCTCGCATCTTCCTTTTTCCCTCTTTTCTCTGCATAAATGTACAACTCCGCACTCGTATCGTTTTGGCTATCTAAATAAAAGACTGCTCTTTCTATTATAAAAGATAAAGATAGTGCATACACATCTTGGAGGCGACCATATTTGCGAATATATTCATCTTTCTTTATGCTACATGAAATCACAGTGTAATTATTATCTTGCATCATTGAGTTTATGTCTTGATAAAAATCTTTCTTTACATCTAAATCAAAAAGCATCTCAAAGCCTTTCTCGCATTTTCTTATATCCCTTGAATGTAAGATAACCTTCCGTTCGCCCCAAAATTTTCTTTTCAAAGCTATGATTTGTTCGCCGATTAGCCTATAATTATCGTCAGAAACAAGTATGCCACAAAGAGTAAAGATAGGAAAAGAGGCGTCATAATGTGCCAAATTTTGGTCGCCAGACTCATCAAGGAATAAATAATATCTCATTTTAACAGCTATATTTTTTATGTTAGAACACAAATATAATCCATTTCAGTATATCTATAATTGTTGCACCCACCTTTATCCTAACAAACAAAGGCGACCGTTTTTGTCGGGGTCGCCTTTTTAATTTTCGCCATCAACAAATCCTTGTTTTGAAATAGGACAGCATCTCTGCTTGTTCTATAACATTACCCTGACCAGTCTGTGTGCTTTTCCAAGGAGATTCATCGTGAGTAAGA